TTCCACTCTGGTGCTGGCATTAACTTCTATGACCCAGCAACTACTGACGAGAACGGTCACTACCGTTTTAAGGAGTCAAAGGGCGTAGATGTCTGGACTAAGGGACAGGTAACACTGCTCAAGGATGTAACCAATACACACGTTACTACTGGTGCCGTAGTAGGTACAGACCATCAACACCCTAACCAACACGTTCGTTCTATTCAATGGAATAGCACTGAAGGTGTATTGCTACACGATGAGTTTGATGTAGATAAAATTTCAGCAGCAGGTGCAGTAACTCACTTTATCGACTATGTTCCTGGAACAACCGAAAAAGTATATGCTATATGTGATGATGGAGTTAATGCTTACTGGGTAACTAATCAAGTGCACGGCGGTGCAAACAAACTGCATATGTATAAGAAACCGTTAACTGGTTCTTCGGCAAGCACAGCAGATGAAACACTTATGTTTCGTGGTGATTCAATTGTAATTACATACGCAACAATGGAGTTTGTCAAAGACCGTATTGTTCTTTGCGTTAATAATAGAGTATACGAACTATCCACATCTGCTTCATCATTGCCTAGCCCCGTATACACTAACCCTAATACAAATTATCACTATACAAGCGTAGCCGCTTCTGGTCCTGCCATCTACACAGCAGGTCACTCAGGTATTTACTCGACCATTCAGAAGTACACGCTATCAACAGCAGGGGTAATGCCTACCCTTACATCCGCAGTTGTTGCTGCTGAACTACCTGCTGGTGAGTTTGTAGAAAAGTTGTACTACTACCTTGGTTATATGATGATTGGAACCAACAAGGGCATTCGCGTTGCTGTGATTAACGACCAAGATGGTTCACTTAACTATGGTCCACTTATCGTGGAAACATCTCAGCCAGTTTATGACTTTGCTGCACGTGACCATTATGTTTGGGCAGCCACTGGTATTGGCGCTATTGATGGTGGGCTTATTCGCCTTGACTTAAGCAACGAGTTGGAAACACTTCGCTTTGCGTACGCAAATGATTTACAGGTGACTCAGACTGCAGAACACTATACAACTGGCGTTGCATTCCTGGGTACAACCAATCGACTTGCTTTCTGTACAGCGCACAATACAACAGATGGAGCAATCTATCTTGAGTCAGCAACTGAATTAGTTTCATCTGGCTATATCACTACAGGTAACATTCGATACGGAACTCTTGAGCCTAAGAACTTTAAGCGTCTGCTGGGTCGAGGTGACTTTACCTATGGTTCAATGACTCTTGAGACTATTGACAAAGATGGCATTGAGTATGACCACATTGCATATGATGCAGTAATTACTCCAGTTGAAGTGGGAACCGAACGCCCTGAGACCGCTCAGGAATATGTTGCCTACAAGTTTATTCTTTACCGTGATGGAACTGATACTTCTAAGTGTCCTATCTTCAAGGGATACCAGGCAAAGGCAACGATTGCTACGCCTCGTCAACGAGTGATGCGATTCCCTGTCTATTGCTTTGATGTTGAGACTGATAGATACAACACGGTAGTTGGCTATGAAGGCAGAGCCTTTGACAGAATCCAAGCACTGGAAGAAGTAGAAGAGAACGGTGACGTTCTTACTTGGCAAGACTTAACTACTGGCGAAACCCGTCAGGCAGTAATTGAACAAATCACATTCACCCGTATGACACCACCAGATAAGCGATTCGATGGATTCGGTGGTGTCCTAGAGATAACGATTAGGACGGTCTAATGACAGCGCAAGACTGGGCTGCGTTTGCCGTAGCACTGATAACTATTGCAGCAGCATTTGCTGGTGTAACTAAATGGCTAGTAAAGCATTACCTGGCTGAATTAAAGCCAAACGGGGGCGGTTCCGTGAAAGACCAAGTGAACCGATTGGAAGAACGCGTTGACCAAATCTATCTCCTCCTTTGTGAGAAGAAGTAATTTACTAGCAGTACTATTTTTAGCCTTCGGCACATCCCTATTTGCCTTACCTTATTCAGCACAAGCAAACTGTGTGAACACGGCACAGGCAGAAACTATTGCTGCTGTTGCTGAGGCAATACCTGTAGGAGAAACTCCAACTGTCACAACGTTGGCAACCTGTGGTGGAGATGATGTGTCCTATCGAGTACCTGTAACAACAACCATTACCTATGATGGTGTGCAGTTCGATAGAGTTTATGCAACAACTAACAGTGTGATTACCTTTGGTAGACCTGACGGTACATACTGGGATTACCCAGCAACACCAAGTATTTCTATCCAGTCAATGGACTGGGTTGTCTACCCTAACCAACGCAATGACGAGCACTTGATTATCAGTGCAAGTGATGGTGGATTCCAGGTAGATATCTCTGCTCGCCCTATCTTCTTGCAAAGCGCACCAGAGACTACGAACATTGTCATCACTGCAGCCATCAACACTGATGGAACAGTGGCAATCTCTTATGTCTTAAGTGGAGCAGATTACTCTAACTACAACTGGGCAAGAACAGGTGCTCGCTTAAACAATGGAACAGTTGTTCCTTTAGAACAAGCAAACATCCAGCGAGTGGAAGAAGCACCAGTGCTAACTCCAGAACCAGTTGCTCCTACCCCAGAGCCAACACCTTCGCCCGTTCCAAGTCAAGAGCCATCTCCAACTCCGACTCCCTCAGTTGAGCCTTCTGTTTCACCTGAACCAGTTCCAACTCAGAGTCCTGAACCCTCACCTGTGCCGAGTCCAAGTCAGCCTGTAGAACCAGCGCCTTTGCCTTCTCCAGAACCAGCGCCTGTTCCAACTCCTGAACCTTCTGCACCAAGTAACCCACCGTTGCCTGAACCATTACCCACTCCTATCCCTGAACCAGTACGTGAACCAGAACCTCCATCTGCAGAGCAGATAGCAGCACAACAGGCTGCTGAACAAGCCAGAGTAGAAGCAGAGATTGCTGCCGCTAAGGCTGAGGAGGAAGCAAGGATAGCAGAAGAGGCAGCCAAGGTTGCAGAAGCGGCAGCATTAGAGGCAGAGATTCAAGCAGCACTTAATGAAGCAGCACCTGAGGGCGGAGAGCCTCCAGTACTTATTGTGGCGGAGCCAGAGATTACCCCTCCAGCACCCGCTCCAGAGCCTCCTGCGCCCCCTGTGGAGCCTTTACCGCCCACTCCTGAACCAGAACCAAAGCCAGAACCTGAGGTGATTCCACCTACTCCGAAGCCAGAGCCTACGCCTGAACCAGAGCCAGTGCCTGTCATCCCTAGTCAACCTGAACCCCCTGTCGTAGAGCCTAATCCTACACCAGAGCCAATCGCTTTGACAGAGGACACGAACTTAGAAGAACTTCCAGCAGATACCCCCATCCTTTTGGAGAACGGTGTCGTGCTAACTGCAGAGGTAGTCATAGCAATTCAGTTGCTTGAGAACCCAGCAGAGTTACTGAACGCAATCTTTACAGACCCTAGCCAAGCCTTGATGGCTCTCTCAAACATCGGTGCCGATATGTCGGATGAGGTACGAGAAGAGTCAAAGAAGGTCGTGGTATCAGCCATCATCGCTGGTGGCATAGCAACCCAAGCAGCAGCATCCGCTGCAGCGACAGCCGCATACAGGAGAAAACCTTAATGAAGAACTTCTTTTCAGATATAGCAAATCAACTATGGACACTCCTTGGAATGTTCGTGGCTTGGGTAGTCCTTGAGGGGTCAGCCAAGACAGTAGTTGGTTACGCAATCATTCTTTCCTCAGTGGTCTGGGGATTGACCTTCAAACTACGTAACCCAAAGGACGAATAATGGACACACTAAAGAACGTGATGATGCGTATTCTCGCAGTCATCGCAGCCGAAGCACTGGGTGTAATCGGTGCAGGTTCTCTCGTGGGCATTGAAGTATGGCAAGCAGCGGTATTGGCTGGCGCACTAGGTGCAGCCCGCGTACTTGAGGCTCTAGCCCGCTTCTACCTAGCAGACGGAGAACTATCAGCAGATGAAATTAACCAGGCATTTGCCAAGGTTGACAAGAAAGCGAGTGAATAAATGGGACAAAGAGCAGACTTCATTGCAGTAGCAAAGGGAGAACTCGGAGTAATCGAAGGTCCAAAGGACAACGAGACAAAGTACGGAGCCTTTACTAAGGCTAACTTCCTACCTTGGTGTGGTTCATTCGTGAACTGGTGTGCCAATGAGGTGGGTCTGAAGATTCCTAACTGCGTATCTACAGTTGCAGGAGCCACAGCCTTTGAGAAAAAGGGTCAGTGGGAAATGGCTAGTGATACAGCGACACCACTACCTGGGGATATCGTATTTTTTGATTTCCCAAATGATGGCATCTCGCGTATTAGCCACGTTGGAATTGTCGTCAAAGACAATGGTGATGGTACAGTTACCTGTATCGAGGGCAACACAGCCCCTGATAAGAAGGGTGACCAGCGCAACGGAGGGCAAGTCTGCCTGAAGGTGCGTGCATTCAAGAAGAAGAACGGCTCTAAGTTACGTAAGTCACAGGCTGTGACAGTCGTAGGTTTTGGTAAGCCAGTCTTCAAATCCTAAGGAGAACCAATGAACAAAGATAAACTAATCGCAATCGCAAGTACATATTTCCGTGCAGCGTTCGCTGCCGTGACTGCACTTTATCTTGCTGGCGAGACGAGTCCACAGGCTCTACTCTCAGCAGCGGTAGCAGCGGTTGCAGGTCCAGTGCTCAAGGCATTAGACCCTAAGGCAACTGAGTTCGGCAAAGGTTCTAAGTAACCTAAGTCTTAAGTAACAAAAGACCCCATCATCTTGGCAACACGCCGAGGTGGTGGGGTTCTTTTTGTTTTTGTGCTACACTTTGGGTACTCGAAAGAGTGGGGGGCGAAACCTCAATGACGTTTGTACCGCAGGATTCGCACACTACCAACCATTAAAAAAATTATGGGGGGTAGGGGGGCATTTCCTAAATCAGATTACCCGCAGGGTAATATGAATATAATTAAATAATAATTAAATACAATAATAGAATTAGATAGTTCTCCTTCATTGAGTCACTCCTGTCCTCTGAAGGAGGACTATCTAACAAACCTAGACAGGAGTTACAAATGCGTAATCCATTTAAGAAGCACAATGAAGACCACAATGATGTATGGGATGTTCTAACTGATGTAACATTCACAGTTGCTTTACTTCAAGAAGAAGTAGAAGTGCTACGTCAAGAAGTAGATTACTTAGTGGCTGAACTAGAAGACCTAGATGATTAAACTAGATTCATATGAACTACCAGAGCACATTAGTTATAGTGCTTTCACTACTTTTCTCACTTGTGGGTATCAGTATTACCTTGGCAGATTGCTACAAGTTCCAGAAGAACCATCAGTCTGGTCAGCAGGAGGACGGGCTTTCCACCTAGCAGCAGAGACTTGGGACTTAGAGAATGGTTAACAGTTACTGGCACGAGGCTTGGCTTAAGGAGATTGACGGGCTTGACTTTTCCAAGGCGCGAGTAGCAGGTAAAGCATCCAAGGCTAATCCCAACAAAGAGGATGGCACCTGGTGGTACGAGAACGGTTCCAAGTGGACCGACGCTTACATCACTTGGCGTAAGAATAATCCTGACTGGAAAATCTGGACTACCCCACAGGGTGCAAAGGCTATCGAGTTAGAACTCAACCCCATCATTGCTGGCGTACCAGTGAAGATGTTCATTGACAGAATCTTTGAGGTTAACGGGCAACTTGTGATTGTCGACCTGAAGACTTCTCGTACACGTCCAACCTCTGACTTGCAACTAGGCTTCTACAAAGTGGGAGTCGAAATGATGCTAGGGGTGGAAGTCAATCTAGGAAACTACTGGATGTCTCGTGAATCGGGGACAGGAGCAATGATTGACCTAAGTAGATATACACAGGACACACTTGAATACTTTGTCGATGGCTTTGACAAAGCACGAAAGGCTGGTATATTTCTACCGAACCTACAATCGTGCAGTTTCTGCGGACTAAAAGAACACTGCCAATTTACGAAGAAGGATAAATAATGTCAGAAGAAAACTGGAAGTTACAGGTATCAGTTAAGTCTCCAAGCGGTGACCTAATTAATATCCGCGCAAACTCAGCAGATGAACTCAGCGTATTGCTAGAGGGTATCTCTGATTACTCAACACAAATTGCAGCCACATCAAAGATGATTGCTGGTGCATACAACGTAGCCCCTTTGGCGACCACTACTTCAACAGTAGACACTCCGCCTTGGGCAACCTCCGCTCCCGCCCAGCCAGCGGCTCCATCCGCTATGGGTCTGTCGTCACCGACCTGCGTTCACGGAACCCGCATCTTCCGACAGGGAGTGAGCAAGAGCACGGGCAAGCCGTACGCATTCTGGGCGTGCCCAACTCCACAGGGGACACCAGACCAATGCAAGCCAGCGAACGGCTAATACAAGAGCCGATGCTATAATAAGAATTGGCGGAGGGGCAGTTATTCAGGGGAAGGTGACTGTCCCTCTTCCAACTTTAGACAGGAGAGTCTATGAGAACTTTAGTAAGAAGTGTCGGACGTTCCGACATAGGCGGTGAACCTTTACCCGCAGTATTCAAAACATTTTATACGAATAAAATAATCGCAAGACGTTCAGAAGTTTCAATGTTTGCTGGTGTTCCAGGTGTGGGAAAGTCCACTCTAGCACTGGCTTTAGCCCTTCGTATGAGAGTTCCAACTCTGTACATATCAGCAGATACTAACTCACACACTATGGCTATGCGCCTAGCATCAATGATTAGCGGTAAGAATCAGACAGATGTTGAGCGATTGATGGAACAAGATAACGACTGGACCAAGGCTGTACTGCAGAAGTCATCACACATTGTGTGGTCATTTGAATCTAGCCCTACCCTTATGGATATCAACGAAGAGGTTGAAGCATTCGAGGAACTATGGGGTTGTCCACCTGAGGCTATCTTCATTGATAACTTGATGGACATTGCAACAGATGGTGGTGAAGAGTTTGCATCTATGCGTGCAGTGATGAAGGAACTCAAGTACCTAGCACGACTTACTAATGCAGCAATTGTTGTACTGCACCACACATCTGAAGCGGTACCAGGAAATCCAACTCAGCCACGTTCTGCATTACAGGGTAAGGTCGCACAAATTCCCGCACTTATCTGTACACTTGGTGTAGTGGGAACCTCAATGGCTGTCTCACCTGTTAAGAACAGATACGGAAGGGCTGATGCTAACGCTAACCTAATGTGTTGGCTGGCTTTCAATCCTGAGTATATGTATATGTCTGACATACCAGAGGCGGAAAATGGCTAAGTACTTTAGAGAACCAGGGTTCTGTCCAACTTGTGGACATACACTTGGTATCTCAAAACAAAAGGAAAAGTATACTTACTACGTATGCCATCCTTGTAGGCATAAAGAATATCCTGGCAAAGACACAACTGTTCGCAGTCATCACTTAAAGAAAAAGGGTTTGACTATTGAATGGTACGAGGAACTGTTTGCCAAGCAGAATGGTAGATGTGCTATTTGTTTCTGCCCACCAACTGAAACCCTTAAGAGTAAGGTCAAGCGATTCAATATAGACCACGACCATAGGTGTTGTGAAACTGGATGTGCCAAATGTGTACGTGGGTTGTTGTGTTCAAACTGCAATAGAGCACTTGGCAAGTTTGATGATGATATAATTATTATGTCTAATGCAATTACGTACTTGAAGAAGTACGATATTCCAGAGAATGGTGGATGATGATTAGAGAAGAAGAAGACGACACAACACAAGAAGTTCGTGCGCTAGTATTGCTAGGTCTTAAGACTGAAGTAGCAGCACTCGTCGAGAAGATTGAAGCAGCAAAGGTGCCAGTCACTGACGAGTGGACGGACGGACTCAACGCTGGACTAGCGTGGGCAGTACGCATCCTCAACAAGGACAAGAGCGCATCGTGAAAGAAGAAGAACTATACGATACCGCTGATGGCTTTGATAACTATGTTGATGTACTATGTAAAGCAATTCTTCTTGACAAAGTGCAAATAGTTGATGGCAAAATTAAAGTGAAACCATTTTAAGTGCCAAGTCAATCGCGCAAGCATAGAGGTTACCGAAGCCAAAAGGTTTGGGCTAACTTCCTAGCGGAGAATGGTTTCCCTTTTGCTGAGTCAACAGGTGCTGGGCGTAGTGGTACTGACATCACTGGCACAATCGGTATTGACTGGGAAGTAAAGGCACGCACAGGATTTAATCCTGCTGCTGCTATTGCACAATTAAAAGACAGGGACAAGGGTGACCTTGGCATTGTAGTCTTAAGACTCAACGGACAGGGAGAGAAGTCAGTCGGTGACTGGGTTACTCTAATGAGGGGCGAAGACTTAGTGTGGTTGCTACGGGAAGCAGGGTATGGTGATAAAAATTGACAACGACTTGCCATCTATCAAAGGAATCCTTGAGCACTACGGGGCATCCTTACGCAGTACTCACGGACAAGTCAATCTTAGGTGTCCCTTTCACGGTGACTCCCACCAGAGTGGAACAGCCAACCTCGACAAGAATATCTTTATCTGCTTTGCTTGCGGAGTTCAAGGCAACAGTATCCAAATCGTCGCACAACAAGAGGGATTAAACTTTAATGAAGCAAAGCGTTTTGCAGAAGGAATTACTGGGGAAGTCAGTACTCAAGTACGCGGAAAGTATTCATCTGGCAGAAGATTACCTAGCAAGCAGAGGAATACCCCTGGAGGTAGCACGGTTGGCTCGATTAGGCGTAGTCGCGGAGCCTGATACTGGTCACGAACAATACGCTGGACGCTTAGCAATTCCTTACATCACTAAGACTGGTGTAGTTGACTTAAGATTTAGAAGTCTTAACCCTGCAGTTGAACCTAAGTATATGGGTATGACTGGGGCAGAGACACGTATGTATAACGTACTGGATGTACAACGTGCAGGTGATTGGATAGGAGTATGCGAAGGTGAACTTGATACCCTTACTATGTCTAGGTGCGTTGGCTTTCCTTGTGTTGGTGTACCTGGTGCGAACAGTTGGAAGAAACATTACACACGATTGCTCGCGGACTTTGAGCGAGTGTTTGTCTTTGCAGATGGAGATGCTCCAGGGCGAGAGTTCGCCAATTCTCTTGCTCGAGAACTGCCAGTCACAGTGGTCAGTTTTGGGGATGGAGAGGATGTCAATTCAGTGTACGTGTCGCAAGGCAAAGATTATATTCTGGATAAAATTGGAGTGGACTCCTGATGGAAGAGGGCACACCGCACAATTATTGTCACGACTGCCACTTGCAATTCGATGACTCATTCAAATTGATTGACCATTACCTTGAAGAGGATGAAGACTTCGACCCGTACTACATCCTGCCCAATGGATACAAACTTCTGCTAGGCTCACTGCTTCGCTTTATGTTTAACCACGCTGAAGAACCAGACCAGATAAGACTTATAACACAGTCTACTTATGTTACACTATTTGCTAGTGAGAATGGTTACGACCTAGTAGACGAACTTGTTGAGGATATGGTAGTAAAGTCAGCGTTGCAAGACTTTGACCAGTCCTTAGCCAAACTATTAGAAGAGGGAACCAATGACAACGAAGGCGGAGCGTGAAGAGATATGGCAGATTATAAATCATCTAACGAATCAAGGACTGAAGGTGTCGTCATACGACAAGGACGGTTCTCACCTAGTGGTGACTCTAAAGATTCCTCTGTTGCACGCGAAGTCCACCTCGAAGTAGACTTGAGCAACCTGACCACAGAACTCACTGACTTGCTACTGAGCAAGCATAAAGATTATGGTCCGA